AAAATGAACGGACCAATACCAGGACAGTCTCTGACAAGAGAACCAAAGAAAGCAAGGTATGAGCGGCCTCCTGAGATTGCTGATCCTGTAAAGGCTGTAGAATACCACCTAACTAAGATAGCTAACCCTGAGGTCTTAGACGATATACTACATGCACTTGAGCTTGGTCTGCCTATCAAAACTATGGCAGAGACAATGCTTACGTCAGCTGTTGCAAACGGTATACACAACATAGATGTTAGCCTTGCAATTGTTGACGTAGTGCAAGAGTACCTTATATCTAATGCTCTTGAGGCTGGCATTGAGTTCAGAGAAGACTTCGATAAGACTGAAGAGAATAACGAAAAGAAAAAGCAGCGTGTTGATTCTTTACTTCGTAAGGCTCTGGAAGACATGGAAGATGAAGAGGGTGATGAAGGATACCAGATGCTTAAGGATATGTCTGACATGGTATCCGAAAACATAGAAGGTGGTGACGTACCACCTAGTGATACACCAGAGAGTGAAACCCCAGAAGAAAAACCAGCTGGACTAATGAGCAGAGGTCAGACCAATGGCAATTAATTTACCACTCGGATTAAAGATGGGCTTTGCTCGAAATATAGAACGTGATAGAAAAGAAGAAGAAGATGCAAAAGCAAATATTAAAGAATTAAACAACTTAAAGAGGCAGTGGTTATTTACTACGTATCAGACAGATAGGGCTGCGAATAGCAAGAGTGCTAAAGCACGTAGTTCTCTTATTAAAAAGGCTATGGGTGTTGGGTTTACTAAAGAGGCTGCTTATCTTCTAGAGTCCAACGGTGAGTTAAGTGTGCAACTCAGTCGTATAGCTAAGCTCGGTGATCAAGGTAAGTTAAATAAAGAAAAAGTTAAGTTGATGAGTAAGCTGGTAATGGACACACTTAAGCGTAGGCCAGAAGAAGAACGAATAGCTGCCTTAAACTACATTGCTCAAGGTGACCTTAACTTTGGAACTAAATCTGAATTTGAAGATGAATTTATTAATGCTATATTTAGTGCTGATCCTAACTCTTTAAATAAAGCTACAGAACTATACTCTACTGTTATGGCTGGTGGTGGTGGCGGTGGTGTAGACTTTGGTGCTTCTGGTCTTAGCTCACGTTCCTTTGGCGACTATGAAGCTACACAAAGGTCTAATATTGATAAGCTTATTGCGTCTAAGGTTCAAGGTTTCTTTGGGGTAGACACGTTTGTGTATGGTTCTAATGATAGTGTATCATTTAAAGGTAAAGATAAAGGGGCTGCTCAAGAACTCTTTAATAAGATGTCGCGGATAGTTGAGCAGAGGTATTATGATCCGTCTGTGGCTGGTGACTGGAAGTCTGTCATTAACGACATGGCTGATAATTTAGGTAAACAAGCTAGGTCAAGTATACCCGTAAGAGACTACGTAATTTCTACTGACCCTAACTTTATTATTCCAACAATAAATAACAATCCACAGGATGAGAGTACTAAAACTCTAACAGAAGATTTAACAACTAACATAATAGACGAAAACTTTTTAGGCTCATAAAGGTAACTCATGGTAGACTACATTGAAAACGTAAAAGACAATGCCTTTATTGACTTGAAAGATGACCCTGATTTTCAAAAAGATTTGGTTCGTTTCTTCAGTGGTGGAAGGTATACTAAATCTAAAAAAGAAATGAGAGAGTTGGGCTATGAAGGTCTTACGGAGGAGTTTATTACTCACATGCGTTACCAAAGTTCCAACGAGGTTACAGCCCTCAAGGATCTTAACTACGCCAACAACAAAGACGTACACCGAAAAGGCAAGGAGTCTTTCGGTAACCTAATACAGGCTTGGGATAATTCTGGTAGTGCTGGTACAGGTTACGGAGATGGTGCTAGTGATTTTCTTTGGGCTACTGCTTCAGCCCCCTCTACCTACGTTGGACTAGGAAGTCTTGGATTAGGTAAACTAGGTGCTAAGGCTGCAGCTAAGGGTACTCAGATGCTTCTGCGTTCAACTCTAAAGAAGGTTCAAGGTGATCTCTTTAAATCTAAAACAAAGACAGTGGTTGGTGGTGCTTTAAAAGGTGCAGGCACTGGCTTTGCAGTTGAGACTGCTATAGGTGGTGTTACTGCTTACGGAGGGGGAGAGACACGTGAAGAGTTAATAGAAGGTTATGACTACACTACAGGTGACCTAGCTGTTCAGGCTGGTGTTCAAGGTTTATTTGGTTCTGTGCTAGGTGCTGCAGGTGGTGCTGTTACAGGACGTAAGGTCTTTAACAAAATTGAACTAGCTGAAAAGATGTCTGTCTCTACCGAAAAAATTCGTATAGAAGCTGCTGATAAAGCCTTAAAAACAATTGAGGGTGGAACAGCTGAACAGATAAGCTTTGCTACTGGTAGAATGGTTGACCTTGAGGCTACCTTAGCAGCTAGGGGTGGTGACGTAAAGTCTAACATCCTTGATCCTCTCGACACCAAGAAGGTAGAAATGGGTGAAACAATACTTAAAGGTCTCAGGGATACTGAACATAGTGGTGGTCAACTTTCTTCTGGTTTATCTATGGATACTCTCCGTAGTATAACAGCCGCTACAATTGATATTGCTAAAGAATTAAATTTAAAAGCAAACGAGAGAATTACATCAGCTGTTGCTAGAAGATTAGATGACGAAGGACCAGGCGCTGGCTTGGTAATAGATAAGCTAGAAGTTATAAGAACAGAGTACGGACTAACCAGGCAGCAGATGTCTTATGTATACTTAGCTGACGTGTCACGTGCAGGTAAAATCCTAGGTGAACAGTCAAGGATAGCTAAGGCGACAAAGAAAGCTGGTAGTACACTACGATCAGGAGATGGAGCAGCAGCAGACAGAGCAAGCCGTGTATCCGTAGATATAAATACACTTGCTGAGCATGGTCTTTCATCCTTTGATGATCAAGCTGTCGCTGAAATGTCTAGCGCAGTTGTAAGAAACTCAGGTGTAAGGACTGCTGGGACTAAGGTCTATAACTTCTTACAAGACGTTGACCAAATGCGTATTGCCTTTATGACTTCACAGTTAACTACGACTGCACGTAATGTTACATCAACTGGTCTGTTGGCTGGGGTCGATATATCTGATGAGTTTTTTAGAAGTATAATCAGAGGTGTCCAAGGTAAGGGCTTTGGTGGTAAGGGCTTAGTCCAAAATTCAAAAAATGTAGTTAGGCGTATGGGTGCTACGGTAAGGGGTCTGTCGTCTGATAATTCAACAGCTGAAGTTCTTCGTGAAGTATTTCTAGAGCAGATGCCTGAGGACTACACAAAGACATTCTACAATACACTACGTATGGAAGTGGGTACACAAAGCACGTCACGTATGGCTAAGACAGGACGCATGGTTAACTTCGTTAATACAGCTTTTGATACTGCGTTTAAGGAGGGCGCGTTGTTTGCAAGCTTAGAGAGACAACTAGGAGACTTAGGTGATGAGGCACTAGGCCTTAATGTAAAAGATTTCCTTGAGAAAGGTGGAAGATTAGATAGCCTGCCTGACGGGTTCATGGCTAAGTCCATAGATGACGCAAACAGATTTACAATGCAGCGTACATACCAAGGTGATGATTCTCCTTTTGGGGTTATGGCTAGAAAAGCATCTTCTTTAAACCAGAAGTATCCTTTTATTATTTCTGCAGTTGTAGGTATGCCCTTCCCTCGCTATGTAGCAAACCATATAGAGATGATAGCAGACTACACGCCTATACTTGGAGCTATTGTACCAGCACTAAAGAAGGCAGGTGTAAATATCGGTGGAGATGCATTCAAGTCAAACGAAGATAGAATGGCTAGGCAACTTACTGGTAGTTTACTGCTTGGTATGGGTTGGTACTTAGCCAGTACTAAGAAAGGTGAGGTAGACTACAACGCTATTGAAACAGCAATAGGTAGTGACTCTGACCTAGCACCATCAGCTGGTATGTTAATAGCACCTATGTTCTTAGGTGACTTAGCTTATAGGTATTCTGCAGGTTTACCCTTACCATCTAAATTCAAAACCTTAAAAGAAACTGGTGCAGTTTTGGGTGGGTTAGGTGATCTAGGTGTAGACATTTCGTTACTCACAGAAACGGGTAGGTCTATTGCTGAGGGGAGCATTACAGAAAACTTACAGAAACAATTAGGTAACGTGGCTGCTACCTTCACCTACCCTGGTACACTCGCAAGAGATATTGCAGGTCAGTTTTCTTATGAAGCAGCTGGCACACCATACGTAAGGGACTTAGAAGGTATCGGACCCTTCGCTAACAGGGGTGCAGGAGATGTAACAAAAGGTGAAGACTTACCTACCAGCATGAAGGGTGAGACGGGTAGCTACCAAGTACTGTTTGGACAGGCCACAAGGTTTTTGGTGGACACAGACAGCGTACAGTACACACAGTCCTTTAGTAGTGACTCTAAGAATGACATAGCATATCATACACCATTTAATCCTGCACCTGTAGGTAAGATGAACCCATTGCTTAAACAGTTCTCTGGTGTCCAGCAGAACCCACCGTTGACAGGATTGCAACGTGAAATGAACAAGTTTTACATAGAAGAGTATGAGGTATACAATTCTAGGACAGCTAAGAATGCTACTCTTGATTATGTTCTTATTCATAAGTTGTCTCAAACTATGCCTAAAGCATTTGAGGAGTGGAGAAAGACTGTTCCTTTATCTTCTGCTGCTACAACAGAATCTCCAGATGGTTTAACCTACGATGAAGTAGCATCAAGTGATATTATAGGCGACAGGGCTAACGGTATTAAGAAGAAAGCCTTAGAGACCTTTATGGGTAGCTGGATTACGGAAGAAAAAGAAAGAATAACTAAAGCTTTCGAAACAGTAAAAGCAGATAAAAAAATACAAGCCAGAGGATTTATACGCAACAACTACGTACTTAAAAGAAAAGAGTTAGGTGAAGAGTTATTTGATATGGCTGCACAAAGTATCTCTGAAGAGGTAGAAAGTTTTAATTTTAATACATCGGAGGAATTACTAGCTGACTCTGAGACCATAGTAGAAGAGTTGAATAGGCGTATGGCTATCATGAACAGAGCTTCTGAAATTAAAGCAAGTATTGAACAAGATAGTTTTACTCTCGTTAATTAAATAAAGAAAACCCCCAGTGTTTAGCTGGGGGTTAAGTCTTTTATTATTTCTTTTTGTTGTTAAGCATTCGACTGCTATACCTGTACGCTTCATCTACTATATCGTCTGACCTTAGATACTTACCAGATGCTAGTAGACCAGACAGTGCACACCCCGCATAGTAATCCTCTAACTGTACGAAGGGTAGGGGAACACCTTCTATATTAGTATTGATGAACTCTTGGGCTTCCTGCTCAAGGGTTTTCTTTTTGTCTAGGTCTGTCATGTTACCTATGCTTTTCTTTGAGAGCCAAGTTAGCTTGATTAAGATACCACGCAGCCTTGTTCATGTCCTCTGTGGGATTACCTTTGTAGAATGCACGATGGTTATACTTCATTACATTACCACGACAGTAAGCAACGAAGCCATCGATACCTAAGACTTGCCTGATGTACTCAATGCATTCTATACCATCTGTGTGGTTGTAGTGGTAAGGTTTTTGTACTGGATCAAACACAGGCGTAAGGTCAGTGTCGCACTCAGGACATGTAGAGTCTTCTTTTAGATAACTCTCACAAACATTACAGAACTCTTCCTTCATTACAGACCTTCTTTCATAAACACTTTGACCCACTCAGCACAGATGCCACTCCGTACAATGTCGTCAACACCAAACTCAACAATGGGTACATCAAGGTAGTACTTCTTTGAAAGGTGAATGACTTTAGCTAAGCCACTCTGTCCCTTCAAGTCGGACTGCTGTATGTCTCCGTTAAGAACGATTGTACTACCTTCACCTACCCGTGTCAATAACATCTTGATCTCTGGTATCTCAATGTTCTGAGCTTCGTCTACGATGATGAAGGCATTATCAAAGCTACGTCCACGCATGAGAGCTAGGGTAGCTACTTCGAGGTTACCTGCCTTAAGTCCTGTCTCTACGGCACCCTTACCTAGGTGCTTAGTCAGTACGTCCAACACAGGTAAAGCCCAAGGCTGAGCCTTCTCTTCTAGTGTTCCAGGTAGGAAGCCAATGTCCTTACCTACCGCTACGTGTGGGCGGGTGATAACAATCTTATCTATCTCTTTGAGGATGTATAGGTCAGCAGCACAGGTAGCAGTAACGTAAGTCTTACCTGTACCAGCTGGCCCTAAGATCAGAACTTGTTTACTTGTACCTATAGCTTGTATTAGTTCCTTCTGCTTATCTGTACGAGGTACTATACCTGACGTAGGTTTAACAGCTGCACCCTTGTACGTAGTCTTACGTCTTGATCGTGTCTGCTTCTTTGGTGGTTCTTCATTGGACAGGGACAACATGCTTTGAGTTTTCCTTTACGTAACTGAGTGGTAGTATAGTCATAAGATCTCCACGGTCTGGCCTAGCGTATAGACCAAAGTCACCTTTGTAGTATTCAGTACATCTCTTTCGGAGGTCTAAGTAGATGTCGTCAGGATCAATAAGATAGAAAGCTTGCTCACCTCTGACTGCAATGAACCTATCAATACCGTTGGGTACTCCCCATCCTTTAGTTGGTTGCCAGTTAGGTGGCCTCTTGACTGTCTTTAGTTCCCACCAGATGGTGTAGGTCACGTCACTTGAACGAGAGAAACGTTTAGCTGCCTTAACATCTACCCGTCCAAACTCTTTATCTAGCACGTCCCAGTGTTCGTTTATATCTTCATCCTTGGTGGACTTACGGACATAACTGTCACCCCTTAGTGCTGCGAACTCTTTCTCTGCTGACGTACCCTCAAGGTAAGACTGAGCATTTCTTTTAGCGTAGGCCATGTGGTACTATCCTTTCAGCGTTGGTCCACCCCGCAGGACTTGAACCTGCAACCTAGTCATTAGAAGTGACTTGCTCTATCCAGTTGAGCTAGGGACGGTAGGGCAGCAGTTTAGACACATGCTTAGGTGTATCTCTTATGTGAGGTCTACTATCTCACAGCTGTCACCAGAACACGCTAGTGTTTGACTACCTGCAGTGTTGTCTTCCTGCTCATAACCTGAGAGGAGAGACCAATCAATACTAGATGGCATAAGTTTTAGTAAGCTGTCGTATGTGTGCTTATACCCCACCAATATTTCATTTCTGTCTTCGTCCCTACCCCAAACTTCAGTGGGTTCACCGAACTCTTCTACTTCTTGATAGGGTGCCTGCTGGTATGTATGCTCATTAAATGGAAGAAACGAAACGCCTGACATCTCATCAAAGTGTTTGTAAACAAAGGCACCTACCTCAAACCACTCGTCATTTTTAACGTTTATTGTCACAGATGGCTTATGCTCACACCACGATCTTTGGTAGGCAAGCCACATCTCTAGCTGTTCGATGGCAGACATATCAGCAGTAGTTACTGAACCTTCTGGGGCCTTCATAGGGAAGCTGAAGACTGTTGTCTGGCTAGGCTTTGTTACGTCAGGCTCATTAGGTATACCTTGGTCTGACATAAACTGTGTCAGTGGGTCTTTGTTATCGCCACGTACTGTACGGATGTAGTACTTGGAGTGACGTGCATGTATCCCAGAACTGGAGTTCACCAATTGTGATACCGTTCCCGAAGGCTTAACACAGGAAATAGCTGCAGCAACGGGGATGCCAAGACGTTCAGCCCACTCCTCATTAGTACTAACAGCTATAGCTTTAAGATGCTCAAGTGTTTTCTCTAAACCTTTATTCTTAATGGTCATCATAGGATTATCCATGATACCTGTCATAGACACACCTAACAAACGTTCCTCTTCTGTATTCTTCTGCCAGATCTTACGCAGGTAAGGAAACTTTGTGTAAGTAGACTGGATCGTGCCAAGAATAGTAGCCATACGAACCTTCTTCTCAAGGTCTTGTAAGGTATCTGTAGAACGTATAACTACCTCTGTTAAATTACAAAATTGCATTGGACGTAATATGATCTCGCTGCAAGGGTTAGTTCCGAACTCATGGTCTGCATCACGCCTACCATTCTTAGCTGCTTGAACCTTAGATGCCTTACGGTTAAAGATACCACGCTCCCCTGACTTACTCTCTACTAGTGACAACCACTCACGCATGAATGATAAGCTGTCAGGTTTTTCAGTGTAAGCCACAGAGTTGTTAGCTAGGGCACGTTGTACATCGTTCTTCCACCAGTCACCTGTCTTAGCATGACGCATACGATCATCTGATAGATTGCTCAATGAAATCATAGCACTACGTCGAACACCTCCAACTACAACTACCTCACCTATCTTGCACATGATGTCATGGCATTCAATTGAACTAAGCTTTCTACCTTGGGCACCTTTAAAAGTAGTAATGGTGAAGTCGAACAGGTCAATCAATGGTGATGGGCCTGATGCCCTACCTCCAAATGTCTTAAGCTTTGCACCAGCTGGACGTACCAAGCCCACGTCCCACTGTGCGATCTCACCACTGTACAAGAGAGCAATCAATTGACGAAGAGCCTTAGCCCAACCTTCCTTGCTGTCCTTTACAACAATTGTAGTCTCACTCACAAACAACTCAGGAATATCTGGTAGTTTAGAAACGGACTGACGTTCAACAGAGAACCCAACTCCTGTGCCACAAAGCAAGATAAACATGGCCTCATCAAAGGCCTTCATGTCGTCTACTGGTAGGTACGAACAGTTGTAACCAGCTGTGTTGTCACGTGTCATAGCTGGGCCAGCTGTCATCAATGCTCTCATAGAAGGCATTACGTCCAGCGAAAGAATAGCCTGCTCTATCTCACGTGTGTAGCTATCGTCACCAGCTACAGGGATCACTATGTTCGCCATGAAACGACTTACTGTTTCGCTCCATGACTCACGGTTCTTTGTAGTATCCAACCACCGTGCGTAACGTGACTTGTGAATGAATGACTGGTAGTCTGTTGGTAAATAGTTGTTGCTCATGTTGTTCTCTTTCTGTTGTTATATTATCGATTGTCGCCGCTACCTCTTAGGGTTCCCCTAGCTTCACGTCCATCTAACTTCTCAACGTTCATCTTTATGATGTCACCAAGCCCAAACCCAAAGATCATACCAAGGCTCGTAGCATAGAAGATAACGTCACCTATTTCCTTAGCAATATCTTCAGAGGTAAACTTGTTCTTGTCACGTATAAGTTTCTTAATCTTTTCGGCTACCTCCCCTGCCTCACCTACAAGTCCAAGTGTATTCTCAACTAAACGATCATGACCTTCAGTTAAAATCTTGCCCTCAACCCATTCACTGTAACACTCGAATGGATCGAGGCTATACCTGTTACCGTCTACCATCTTGTAGTAGCCCATAGCATCTAGGTCAACATCACTCATCATTAGTTTGAGCGTCCAATGACTTCTTTATGTCGTCTGCCTGTTTTTTAGTTACGTCTGATATAGTCGGCCTACCCTCTAGGGAAGTTTTTAATTCTTCTGTCTTCATCTGTTGGATAGCCTGTGTACATCGAAGCATGTGATTAAGTAAGCTAACAGAACTCTGACCCAGGTTCAGTATATTAACGATACCGTTCTGTTCTTCCGTTAAGTCAGCCGTGTCGTACTCAGTATCTTCAAGAATAAGTTTAGTCATATGTATTTACCTCACAGTTTAAAATAATTATATCATCAGTATCGTAAATTAAATCCTCAAGCAACTCCAGAACTTCAACACAAGAATTAGTGTCAGATACTTCTAAGAAGTTAGCGTCAGGGTCTACCTCTAAGACAAGTCGAGCCTCAAATTTCATTGGGGTGAACTCCTAGTTATATTATTTATCATAGTAGTGTCAACCGTATTCTTTACGTAGAGATGCCAAGGAAATAAACTCTGGTTCATACGTTCCGTTTTGTATTTCTCTCTTGACTACTACGCCAGACCACCAGTCTAGGTTAGCTTGACCAGCCCAAGACTCATCAGCACCTTTAAAACAACCAGCTACTAGACCTATAGCACCAGCTGCATCCTTAAACTTAATGTCTCTCTTATGTGAGTGACCACAGGTTGAACTCTTAAACCTGTTAGCAAGTAAGGAATTTGCATGGTGCATTCCACTCATGGCTGTGCCAAAATTACCAGCACTAAAGAAGTGAGCGTAGGACACACCGTCATAGTCTTTGATAGATGGTGCTGAGTTGTGGTACTCATGGTACTCATCAAACCAGTGGCTAGTCTGTAGGTGACTGAAGGAGATACCATACTTAGAACCTTCTAAACGTGGGTCACTCTTCAAAGCTTTCTTGATACGGTTCTCATGGTTACCTTCAAACCCGTAGAAGGCTGGGCGCTTACGCTTGTGGTGCCTAAACTTCCAACGTAAACGATCTTGTGCTTCGTTATACTGTTCAATGTCTGCCTCGTAGCTCTGGCTAACAATAGCGTCTGGGCTACGGGTATCAAATGTATTCAGTGATCTCATGTCTGCACCATCGCCTAGGTCTACAACATAGTCAGGCTTAAGGTCATAAAGAAAACTACCAAGTAAGCTAAACCTATCGTTACTAACGGACGGGTCACAGTGTGCACAAGAAAACACAACAGCTGTTTTACTTCCAGTATTTTTAGGCATAACCTTGAACCTTTCTTACTACGTCATCGTGTTGGGCATTACCATTACTATCAATAACAAGACTAGTGTTACTAGACAAAAAGTCTACATCATCCATAGCTTCCTTCATGTTGTCGTAGTAAAACTCTTCCTCATGTAGATCACTGTCGTACTTGTACTTAGTTAAGCACAGGTTCCAAGGAAGGTCTTCACCGTTCTCGAATGGCCCTTTGATTATCTTAAGTATCTCAGCATATGGTTTAAACTGTTTAGTCATTACTGCTCTCCTTTAACCAGGCTTCTGGTATAACTTTGTCAGCATAGATGAAGCCATGCTTAGTGCACCAGTCACCGTATGTAGTCTTACTACCCTTATATAGACGTGATCTACTGTTTGTAAAGACAAACCTTATGTCATGGTCAGGAAATTGTTTCCGTATTTCCTTATGCTTCCTTCTGTCATCCGAAACGAAGCGGCCCTTTGTCTCAACTATGATACCATTACCCAGAACAAAGTCAGGTGTATACGTTCTATTGCGTAAGTCTATCCACTTGATCTTTGTTTTCTCGTAAGTAAAGGGGATGTTTCTTTTCTTAAGGTAGTTAGCTGTGTCTACCTCAAGCCCTGAGCGATACCCTTCTTGGATACCCCTCAGTCTTTTACTATTATACTTCGCCACGATATTCTAAATCCTCTGCTACGTTAGGTAGTTTATTTACCTTAGTTAGGTACAGTGGTTTGTCGCTATAAATAAACTTACGTAGCTTAGGATAGCATAGCTTCTTGAAGTCGCAGTAACCGCAGGTAGACGACAGCTTCATGTTGCCGTTAGTGCTTGTCTTAGACTGAGGTATAGGCTCGAAGGCTCTCTCAGGTGGGTCCTCACTCTTAGCCATAGCCTTGAGGTGCTTGACTGTGTTTTCTTTCCCATCAAACTCTTCAGAGAAATCGTACACGTCTAGGCATACTGCCCCACTAACCTTACAGACCACAAGGAAACCACCGTGTGTCTTGTTGGTTACAAGTGGATCATCAACAGCTGCGTACACGTATGAGCTAAGCTGTGAGATGTACCCAAATGGATCGTCATTGCGTAGGTTACCATCCTTAAACTTCTTGAAGGCGTAAGGTGAGGCAGACTTAACATCAATAGTCATACCGTTAATGACAGCATCCCTGTGACCCTTGATGCCGTGTACATCCATGCGGTCTTGCATACCAGTGACTGAGTGTCCAGACACAGATGCAATGGCTAGTACTAGCTCTTCGATCATGTCTCCGTAGAAGAATTTGAATAAGGTGTCAGGGCCTAGCGGTTCAGATGACAGTGACCTATTGACTTTGTACCACAGCTTACGCTCACAGGGTGTACCTAGTGATGACAGGGATAGGTAGGCACGTGGTTCCTGAGGCTTAGCAAAGCGTTGCTCTGCCATTTCTGCTATGTTCTTAGACATAAACTCACCAATAGATTTATCCCAACCATTCTGACCTAGGATTGTCTGCTCAATGTCATGCACCAGCGTATCATTTGTTTTATCTTTCACCACATCTCTCCCTTGTTATGAATAAGAATGCCCCCACCCAGCTAAGGGAAGGGGCTTTTTTATAGAACAACACACATTAAAAACACCTAGAAAGGAATAGTATCTTCTGTTACTGTAGCTTTCTTCTTGGATGCTTTAGCAACTGGGGCATCTTTAGTATCACCTGCAATAGGAGATAAGTCTTTGAAGGTAGAGGGGGAGGCCCCACCTTCCGACTCGTAGGTCACTTTATCAATGACCTGAACAGCTTCCAGACGTGTACCCCTACGCCCAGTCGATGTATCATAAACAGCCACACGTACCATACCCGTGCTGCCGTTACCAATGTACCCGTCAACGTCAAAGTTCCAGTCTATACCTTTAACGTTTACAACAGTTGGAGTACCACTACCCCAATCATTGTTGCCTTTAAACGGACGGCTAAGTGTAACCTTAGTGCCACCCTCAACGGATTCCATTTTCTTCTGACAGCCAGCTGACTTAAGCTTAGCTGCGTTGTCTTCATCAAGAGTGATGGTGACTTTACACTCGCCATCTGTATCAACATTCCATGATGCTTGATCACGGTTGTGTTCAAATACTTTAGCCCAGTCTAGTGTGCCAAACAATTCAAGAATTTCAGTAGCCATTTTTAGTACCTCTTATCTATGGTGTTTCTGTTATACAATTAATTACTAGTGAGTGTCAAGCCAATTTAATCCTACGTCATAAGATCCAGGCGTAGGTATCCTAAAGCCTAGCTCAACACCTACGTCTTCCATGCACTTGGCTTGAAGTTTACCTAGCTCTTCAGCCTCTTCTTTAGTTCCTCTAACTTCTGTCTGGTATTCGTCATGGATGAAACCCACCAACTTGAAGTTGATACCCAGCTTACGTGCCTCAGTAGTCCAGCTAAGCAGTGTGTGCTTCATTAGAATACTCTCAGCTGACTGTAGCATACCAGCTAACGTCTTGTGTTCATTGGGTACTTTTACTTTGCGGCCATCGTACCCTGTGAAGTAGCCTTGCTCAGCTATGTATGGAACAAGTCTGTTCTTCAAGTCAGATAAGCCATCAATAGACTTAACGAATGACTCCCTAGCCTGCACTGCTATAACTTTGTTGACCTTAAGTATCTGTGCAGTCTTCTCAACGCCTGCCCCTAGAAGCCAAGCGTAGATAAAAGTCTTAGCCATGTCACGTGTCGCATGAGTAAGACCCAAAGCCTTCTTGTTAACGTTATGTATATCCGTTTCGTTCTCCTTCTTACCGTCCATAATAGCACGTGCATATTGATCTGCATCAAAGTGTCTCCACATATAATCGGCTAGTACTCTAAGCTGAATACCGTCTGCATCTGTACCCACTAGCCAGCTACCCTCTGGCGTAGTCCAGCAAGAGCGCAGGTCAGAGTCGTACTGTTTCTTAACCTCCTCAACAGCTGACTTAGGTTCACCATGAAAGCATGATGGTATGTTAGCTGTGTTGGGTGAGTTGTGTGCACACCTACCTGTCCATGCGCCTATGTTATTAATAGTGCCATGTATCCTACCGTCAGTACCCACCTGATTGATCCACTCAACAAGTGAACTACGGCGTCCCTCAAGGGTCAACCACTTAGCTAGTGAACGTGCCCCCTCTGGGGCAAACTCAGGTAGTGTCTCAAGGTTATCCTCAGAACAAGACCAACCATACTTGGCTAGGTCAGCCTTCTTTTCTTTGTAGAACTCCTTAGTCATAACGACACCCTTCTTACCGTATGTGTCACCAACAGACAGCCTAGCAAACTTGATAGCAGTGACAGTCTTGTCGTATGGTTTCCAGCCAGCATCCCACAGTGCTTCGATACGATCCTTAGCTGATCCAGGTTTGAAGTCGATCCAGTTGTAGCACACTAAGTCTTCGCCCATGACTTGGGTAAGAGCATACTTTTCCTTAGCCTTTACAACACTAGCCACCTCAGTTCCGTCTAGCTTTAGACGGTACATCATTGTGTTCACAGGTGTAAGCTTAGGTGGAAAGTCTACTTGGAACTGATCCTCTAGCGTAGCCATCTGCTTTAACACAGAAGACAGTAGGCCCTCTGCTTTAGGACTGTCGAAGGCAAACCCGTAGTACCTCGTGCGTACTAACTCAATCTGTAGGTTATGCTCTGCACGTAGTGATCTCTTCCAACTCTCATCGTAGATGTACTTAGAGAAGTGATTGTACAAAGCCTCAGTAGTATCTAAGTCACCGTACCAGTAGTCAACCATCTCCTGTGAGAACTCACTGAAGTTATGGAAGTCTCCCTTGTGTACCCCAAGCCTACGCCCCCAAGCATCTAAGCTATGTGGAGACCTAGCACCCTTGGGTATCTCAATACCGTAGTCCACAACACGTGACACTAGAAGGGTATCAATGACCTTAGCTGGATCAATTAGTCTAGGCTGAAGAAGTCTGTTTATCTCAGGTGCATCAAACTGAATGAAGTTATGGCCAACAAAGTAATCGACTGTCTTGTGCCACTCAATAGCAGCAGCCTTAGCAACAGTATCTTCGTGACAGTTCTCAAACTTGTAGACCTCACCTGTGTCCACATCCTTACCACCACACAGCCAAAGCTTGTCACTACCTATGACAGCATTAGTTTCTATATCGCTAATAACAATCTTCATACTTGAAATGAAACCTCCTCTAGTACTGTAGTGTCTGGATCATAGTAGACACTACCCGACTTGCCTAGCTTAGCGAAGGGGCGGTTCTTGTCAACGATGAAGTTAGTTGTGTTGCGTATTGTCTCATCGTCTGACTCAGTGTCACGCTCCAACTTGATACACACGATTGCTTCTTCTTCAAGTGAGGCAGCATACTTGGTGCGGCCATCATCATTCACCTGTGAGATAAAGATAACACCAATGTTTAGTTCCTTAGCCAGCTGAGCCATACGTGCGCCCAGTGTAGTCAAGGTACTGGTAGCACCCTCAACACCAGCGTTAGATAGATAGGCCAGTCGTTGTACGTGGTCAATGAAGATGAACTCAGCGCCGTATACTGTGGTGGCTAGGCGTACATAGTCGAGTAGCTGCATGGGATCATCGTGTCCACGCATCTCAAAGACTATTGTCTTGTCATCTTGTGAGGCTATCTTAGCTGCTAGGATAACCTGATCCTCAGTAACACCGTTGTCCCTAGCATCTTCTTTAGTACGGACGTTGCAGCCTAGCTCATAGGTAGCCATTGCACGATAGGTAGTAGACTTCTGCTCTTCCATGTGTAGCATAGCTACCTTTGTGTTTTGCTTGAGCAGACCTATCTCAAAGTAGCGTATCAGTTCTGTCTTACCTTGGCCGCGCATAGCCTTGATAAAGGTCAGTCCACCCTTGATTAGACCCCGTATCTTATCGTCTATACCTGAGTGTCCAGTTGGTACGTACTCGTATGGGTTCTCTGTAGTGATAGCCTTCTCTACCTCATAGTCACCAACAAAGAAGTTGTCTGGACTAAACCGTTGAGGCTTAAGACCTGACCACTTAAGATCATCCTGGTCACCATTCATTAGGAAGTCGTTGGCATCCTTATGCTTAGTCATAGGCACATAGAAGAACTTCTCAGGGAACAAAGCATACAGACGTTCAGCTGCTGCCTTACCTGCTGGATCTTGCTCACCCGCATATACAACCTCAGTGAAGCTGTTCATGTAGTCAAAGTTCTGCTTGATAAACTTGTCTGAGATAGATGCACTAGGTATAGACTTAACTGGAAAGCTTTTGCCTAACGCTTGGTATAGGCTGGCTGCATCGAACTCACCCTCTGTTATGTACAGACGCTTACTTGAACCTGCATTGAAGTCAGGCCCAAACAGTTCACGGGGTGTGCCCTTGTCCTTTGTCCAGAACTTCTTCTCATCGTAGCCACGGTACTTGACGTTACTAGGGTACTTGAATGCATACCTAACTGGGTCACCTTCTGAGTCCATCTGAAGTTGAATACCATATAGTGTAGCTACATCAGTATCTAATCCCCTGATCCCTGCATTGGTAGCTGACACCACTTGCCTCTGTTGTACTGGTGGCTTACGTTTATTGACAGGGTATGTCTCCAAGGCCCAGTCAAACATCTTCTCTGTGCTAGGGTAAGAACGCTCACATGAGTGACACTTACCGTACCCGCCT